GAACGTGATTATGGTGAAATTACATGCAGTCTTATTGATGGCAACAGTATGAAAGTATTCTTTGATACATCTATCACTGACCGTATGTTACCAGAAGATAAAGATTATTGGTATCGTTTCTTGAAAGAATTACGTCGTTATGCAAAATCGCATATGTTAAACTTTGACGTTCGTGATATTACTAAAGACGTATTAAGTCGCAGAGATTATGAATTTTTAGCTAAAAACAACCCAGAGAAAAAGAAAATGAAAGAATCATTAGAAGAAAGCCGTGTTCTATGGAACCGCAAAGGCAAGGTTAGCGAAGGTAGCCTTAACAATGTTCGTATTCATGTTGTTCATAATGAACGCATGTTAGAAAATCCAAACAATCGACTACTGAAAGTTGATCGCATCTTCCTTGTAAATGAAAGTGGTGAGAAGTTCCTACTGCCATTTAAGAGTGTAAGTGGCGCAAAGGCAATGGCAAATCATGTGTCACGTGGTGGCAATCCTTATGATTCTAATGGACAAGTTATCAGTCGTGCAGTAAATGAAATGCGTAATCTGGGACGCTTTGCAAGTGCTACTCGCACACGTACATTTGAAGCAGCAGAAGCAAATAATGTTATTCGTGCCGCACAAACTGTAAAAGAAAATCTTAAGCGTCATCTTAATCGTTTAAGCAATAACAGCCGCAGATTTGATGAGAGTTTACAATCACTTGCAGAGTTTTTAGGTGAACAAGTTGATGACGTTACAGAAGTAAAGGCATGGTTCACACAACAAACTTACAATGAAAACCTTGACAATTATCTTGCAAGTGCTGCTGGTGCTTACAAGAAATTACGTGAAAATACACTTAACAAACTTGATGAAGTTAGTGACAGCGTTAAGAACAAGATTCTTAATCCACAGTTTAAGTTGTTATTAAAAGCAGATGATGGTCTTGATAAGTTGATGACAAGCCGCAACTATACAGATAGCAAGGCAATGGCAGTTGCTATTCTTGGTGATATTGCTAACCGTCTTGTAGCACCTGATAGTGATGATGTTGCAAACTTTGCTGCACTTATGGGTGACCTCATGAGCAGCGAAGGTGAAGCATTTGGACAAAAGGCAGATGATAAAGAATATACAAGTGACAAGAAATTAGCTATTCTTCTTGCACAAAAGTATCTTAAAGAACTTAATCTTATTAAGCAAAAACCAGAATTAGAAAGCCAATATCGCAAAGATATTAATCGTAAGCCTGAACCAGTTAAAGGCAAGAAGACTGAAAGTGAAGTATTTGCAGAAGAAATTATGGGCATCGGTGAAGAATCACGTGGTGCAAGTGTAGAAGATATTACTGATGCAATCAGTCACCGTCTTATGAGTAGTGGCGCAGCAAATAAAATGCTACGTGCGCATGGTCTTGATAAAGTAATTGATGCTATTAGTGGCGTAGCACATGATCACGCAGGTGCAGAAGAACTTGGTAGTAGTGATATCAGTATCATGGTAAATCAAGTTATGCAATCACTTGGTATGCGTGAAGATGCTGTAAGTGAAGATGAAGTTGAAGAAAGTGGACTTCAATACTACACTGGTAAAAAGAAATATGGCAAAGATGGCATGTCTGCGCTTGCAAAAGCAGGTCGTGAAGGCGCAAGTCAAGAAGAACTTGGTCGTATCAGAGACAAATATATGAAAAAAGAAGGTGTTAATGAAGGTCCAATGACAGCACCAGTTGAAATCAATGGTAAGCAAGTTGATATCAATTCACTAGAAGTTACTATCCCTGATCCTACGGATTACCCAGATTTCAGTGATGCTCATTTTGCCGCTGGTCAATATACAGATGGCACACCAATTGATGATCAAGACCTTGATGATTTAGCAAGAACACATGGTGACCTACTTCATGTAATTTCACATGACCAATTCCAAGATATGTATGACGAAAGTGTTGATGAAGCAGGCATAAACCTTGGTGGAAAAATTGGTGCTGGTGCACTTGCATTGGGGTTGGGTGCAACTGCAGCTGGTATGCAAGGTAATGACCGTCCTGTTCCTTATATGGTAAAACCAGCTGCACACGGTGGTTACGAGATTGTTCTTAAACGTAATCCAAGTAATGCAATCGTAAACTTTGATGATAAAGAAAAAGCAATGGCGTGGATTAAGCAAAAGATGGCAAAGAAAGAAGATGCTGTCACAGAAGAACCAAATGAAGGCAATGAGTTCAGTGGTGCATTAGCTGCTGCAAAGGCTTCTGGTAAGAAAGAGTTTGAAGTAGGTGGCAAAACCTATCAAGTAAAAGAAGGTGATGCAAGCGAACCAGATCATGAAGACCCAGATGCTGATGACAAGCGTTTTGATGATAAAGAAGAAAGCAAAAAAACAAAGGAAACCCCAATGAAAAACAAGAAGATTGAAGAAATGCGTAAATTGGCAGGTCTGCCTTTGATGGAAAATTATATCTACGCACAAGAAGAAGACGATGCTGACTCACAAGATAGTGAGCCAAGTGCAGATGACAAGGCAGAATACGATCAAGAAGGTCGTATGGCAAAAAATGAGCTTGCTGGTGCAGCAGATGCGGCAAAAGAACTTGAAGCAATTCTACAAGATGATGAAAATCTTCCTGAATGGGTTCAAGCAAAAATTACAAAGGCACTTGATTATCTTGACACAGCACGTGATTATATGAAACATAATGATGTTGAATATACTGACGAAAATGTTGCAGAAGCAAAAGCAAAGCCTGATTTCCTTGATGTTGACAAGGATGGTGACAAAAAAGAACCATTCAAGAAGGCAGTAAAGGACAAGAAAGAAAAGACAGAAGAAAGCGTAAAAGCTGACCTACGTTGGATGCAAGCAGTAGCAGGAATTGTTATAAAATGAGTGTAGAAGATATTAAAAGACTTGCTGAATTACAAGAAACAACAAGATTGACAAGTAATGCAAGCATAGATGATGTGATTAATCTCCTTGGTGAACTTCGTGCAGAGGCAAAAAATCTTATGCAACAGGGTGTAAACACTGGCGGATTTGCGGGCAATATCATAGAACATCTTTATGATGCTATACTAACATTAGAAAAAATAAAGGCTACAGTCCATAATGGCTGATACGTATGATCTTGCCTGGTTGCAAAATTGGGCAGACCAACAGCGATATGTAGATAGTGGCAGCATGAGTTGGAAAGTTATAAGTGAAGTAATTCCAAACTTTCCTAATCATGCTGTTGACATTGGTCCAACACCAGAAGGCAATTATCAAATAACACTAACTGGTCCAGTAATTGATGGCACACAAGTAATTGTTTATGCTGCTGTAACCTAATTAAATAGGTTATGTTTAGAGATTCTTTTTGCAGTAGTCCATGGTATTCAATACGTGTGTTGCCAAACGGTAACTATAATGTATGCCGTTGGGCAAGTTCCAAAATAATTAACAAAAATATATCTAATACTTCGTTAAAAGATTTCTACAATAGCGAAGAGATGTCAAAGTTCCGTTTAGACTTATTAAATGGAGAAAAACCTAATTTCTGTAAATTATGTTATTACCAAGATGATTTTGGTAAATTAAGTGGTCGTAAAAAACAATTACTAAAGAGTGGTATTACAGATGAAGATTTTGAACTAAAAACTCGCTGTAGTCAACACTATGATTATTTTAAATTTAGTTACGAAAATAATGGAAAATCTAATTATTTTCCAACAGATTTTCAAATAGATTTAGGCAATACATGCAACAGCGCATGTATAATGTGTGATCCAAAATATAGTAGCAGATTAGCACAAGATTATAAAATATTAAGTGTTGAAAATAGTGATTTGTTTAAGCCATACGAACAAAAAAAAGATTGGACACAAGACCCAAAACTGATTGACAAGTTTATAACTGAGTTAACAGAATTATCAGATGTAAAGTATATTCATATTATAGGTGGTGAAACTCTATATATGAAAGCATTTTACCAAATCTGTGATAAACTTGTAGAATGTGGTTTATCTAAAAAACTAATTGTTGGAACCACTACTAATGGAACAATCTATAATAAAAAATTAGAATATTATGCAGAAAATTTCCGTGAATTTCATTTAGCAATCAGTGTTGAAGCACTTTCGCCATTAAATGATTATATAAGATATGGTGGAAAAATTGAAAGTATAACTAAAAATATTAAAAAATTTAAAAAATTAGAAAAAACAAAAAAATCTTTATTTTTCAATTTGCAAATAACACCAAATATTTTTACTGTATCTGAACTTGATACAATGTTTGAGTTTGTTTTAAAATATAACTTAACTCTTGAAAGCACAGATATTTTAACAAATCCTTCCGTGTTACGAATGGAACTAATGCCAGATGACATTCGTAAAGAAATAATAGTTAAATTAGAAAAATTAATTGTTAAACATAACTTAAGCCAAGAACAATATGAGAATATTAGGAATAAGAACACAAGAACACAAATAATAGCAAATAATATTATAGAATATTATGAGTTTTTGAAAAATTATAAAGTTCCAGACAATGCCGAAGAAGAAAGATTTAAATTAGTCAAGTTTTTAAAATCTTTTGAAAAGTTACATAACAACAAGATTACGGATTATGCACCAAGATATAAAAAATTTCTCACAGATTATGGATATTGATATTGATAACAAATTAATTATCAATTATGAACTCAAGCTACATCGTGATGTAAGTTATGAATTTTATATCAATGATAAAATAATCAACGATACAAGAGGTAAAGTTCATTTAAATCTTGATGATTTAATAAATTTTAGTTTTAAAAATATTTCAGGCGATGGTGCAATTGAGATAATACAAATCAGTATAAATGATGTTGAAGTTCTACCAAAATATTTAAGTAGAGCAAATCCCCCAACAAATTGGATTGAAAACATAGAAAAATGGTCGTTTTTAATTTCCAAACCATTTTATTCTTACATTCAAGAAATTACTGGATTGGGTGATATTTTTTAATTTGACTTACACTCCCATATAAGTTATCTTCTTTATATGAAGAAATATATTGCTATTACTCTTGACACCGTGTATAAATACAATATGCACTTGGTAGTTCAAGTGTATATGGCACATATAGGCAAACAGAAAGGGAAAAACTATGGCTTCATTGGCTGAAATCCGTGCAAAACTAGCACAACAAGAAACCCGCAACAGCGGAAATAATAGCGGCGGCGGTCGTGATAACGCAATCTATCCACATTGGGACATTCCAGAAGGTTCTACATCACGTGTCAGGTTCTTGCCTGATGGTGATACAAAGAATGACTTTTTCTGGGTTGAACGTGCGATGATCAAACTTCCATTTAGTGGAGTTAAGGGTCAAATGAACAGTAAACCAGTTATTGTTCAAGTTCCTTGCGTTGAAATGTGGAATGAAACATGCCCAATTCTCACAGAAGTTCGTACTTGGTTCAAGGACAAGAGTCTTGAGGAAATGGGTCGTAAG